ATGTAGTGCAGGTAGTAAATTACCAGCAAGTGTATTCAATCAATGTCATCAGTATGCCAAAGAGAGAGTAAAACATCCAGTTGATATCATTCAAACACCTATGACTGTCAATCAAATGAGAGAACAGATAGATATGTATATGAATGAACACAAAGGGAAAAACACAATCATTACTTTGGATCATACAATTCTAGTAAAAAGAGCACCATATCAACATAATAGGTTAGATATGTTATTTGAACTTGGGGAATTTTTTACTCAGGTTAAAAGAGACTATCCTTGTTTATTTATTGCACTGTCACAACTCAATAGAAATATTGATAATCCTGATAGAGCAGTAGATGGTAAGTACGGTAACTATGTACTTGAGTCAGATATATTTGGCTCAGATGCAATGCTCCAACATGCAGATATGCTTATTGGATTAAATCGTCCTGCTAAACAAAAGATAAGATTTTATGGTCCTGATAGATATATCATTGAGGATGATAGAACATTATGTTTTCACTTCTTGAAAGCAAGAAATGGAGATGCAAGAATGAGTTTCTTTAAAGCACATTTTGAGAAAATGGAGGTAGCAGAAATGGATACTCCTCCACAACAAGTAAGAAAATGATTTCAACAAAAGAAAAAACTAAAAGAATGACACCTGAAGAAAGAAAAACAAAGGTAGGCATACTAAAAAAGGAGCATCCAGATATACCTGATAATGCTCTATATATTCCTAAGATGGCATATAGACCTAGTGGTAAAGATGAACTACATGTATCATTTTTTCCTAGTGAGCTATTAAAGGAAAAAGATATTTATACTGAGTTTGTTAGTATAGACTATGAGTCAGAAGACCCTAAAAGGACCCTTTACTTATGGAAATATAACAAGCATTGGGAAGAAGAATATGAACTTATTCAAAGTAGTTCTGGTTTCCAGAGGCATATCATTCCTGTTGCTGAATTAAAAGTGGTTAATGACATTAATTCTAGAAATAAGAAATCAGTCAGTAAGATTATTAAAAATTTTGAAGAGTTGGCTAATCCTGATGATCAGGAGAGTCCTGAGATTATTCAAAAATTAGATAGAATTGCAGACTCATTGGATAAGATAGCAGAAATATTAACTATAAATACACTAAAATAATGGCACAATCAATTTTAATTATTGCAGACTCAGGTACAGGTAAGTCAACTGCAATCAGAGGACTGAATCCTGATGAAACTTTTATTATTAATGTAGCAGCAAAAGGATTACCTTTTAAAGGTTGGAAGAAAAATTATACTCCAATCAGTAAAGATAATCCAAAGGGGAACCTTAGTAATGTTTCTTCTGCTGCAGGAATAATGAAAGCATTAAAGCATGTGAATGACAACATGCCTCAAATAAAGAATGTCATCATTGATGATTTTCAATATATGGCTAGCTTTGAGTATTTTGACAGAGCCCAGGAAAAGGGTTATGATAAATTTACTGATATTGCTACAAATATTGCATCTGTTGCTAAGATGCCAACAAAAATGAGAGAAGACTTACATGTGTTTTATCTAACTCACCCAGAAGAAATAAATAGAAATGGCTCAGTATTTATTAAAGCCAAGACTGTTGGGAAAATGATTGATAATTCACTAACTTTGGAGGGACTTTATACTATTGTCCTCTTTGGAAGAGTCGTTAAAAAGGATGATGGAACTTTCCAATATGGTTTTGAAACACAAACTGACGGAGATAATTCCTGTAAATCACCAGACGGTATGTTTGAAGAAAGATTCATACCAAACTGCTTACAGTATGTCAAAGATAAAATTCTGGCATATGAAGAATAATTTATTAATTAAAAATAAAAAGTAAAAAAATGAGTGTAAATACAAAAAACAAAACTATGCTAAGTACAAAAGACATGGCCGCTGGAGGTGGTAAAGTAAGACCTGTGTTAAATCCAGGAAATCAAGTTGTGAAGATAAACAACATCACATTTGATCAGACTCCTTATGATAAGGATGCTTATAATATAACATTGCATGTTGAAACTGAGCCTGTTAAGGGTGAGTTTGAAGGATTTCTAGTAGATCCATCTAATGCAAATGGACCACGTTATGAGGGTCAAGTAGGAAGAGTTAGATTTAGCCCATGGCCTTATAAAGATGCTGACCTACCTAGTGGAAGGAAAGTATCTAGAGATACTGAAGTATTGAAGTCTATGATTTATTTGTCTGAAGTTCTTGACATGAGAGATGAGCTGGATGCTATTGAAGCAAGCAGTATTGAAGAATTCATGGTTGAAGCTAACAAACTATTTTGTGAAGGTCCTGGATGCACTGTATTTTTTAATGCTTGTGTTGCTGGACGTGAGTGGGAAAACAAAGAAGGTTATGTAAATAATGATCTTTTCTTGCCACGTATGAGCAAAGATGGTATTCCATTGGAAGCTTTAAACAAAGAGAACTCTAGATTATTAAGTTTTAACAAAGAAAATCATATCATTCCTGTGAAGAAAAAGAACACAGATGAAAATGTAAATTCTTTTGAGCCTAATGGTGCAGGAGGAGATGACTTTGAACTTTAATATTGATTCTTTTTCATAGAGAGAGATAGGGTTGCATTTTCATGTAACCCTATTTTTTTCTAAATTTATGAAATATGATAAGCACAAAGAATTTAAGCACAGATATTAAAACTATTCCAAGCACATGGGTATTTGAAAATTATTTAGACCTGCCAGAAAAACTAGTAGGTCAGGATGTAAAGATAAAATCAATCTTTAATCCATCTGAGAGAACACCAAGTATGTGCATATTTGTAGATAAATCTACCAATCAATACAAATACAAAGACTTTTCATCTGGAAAGTATGGTAGTAAAATTGATTTAGTACAAGAAATATTTGAAGAAGTAAATAGTTATTCTGAAGCAGTATTTAAAATTGTGCAAGATTACAACTCATATGTTTTAAAGCATGGGACATATGAAAAATCCACATTTAAACAATTTTCAAAATATAAAGTTGATTTCACAAAGACCAGACCGTGGAGCATTAGAGATAGAGATTTCTGGGTTCAGTTTGGAATTGGGACTTCAATTTTATTTGAATACAATGTAAAACCTTTAGAGTATTACAAAATGTCTAAAGAAGTTGATGGTAAGGTTAAGACTATTATTATAAGAGGGCCAATGATTTATGGTTATTATGATAAGAACGGAGATGTTTATAAAATTTATCAACCTTTGCAAAAGGAGCATAAGTTTATTAAAGTAAGGCATCACATCCAGGGTCTTGATCAATTAAAATACAGTCAGCCTCATTTAATAATTTGTTCATCATTAAAGGATATTATGTCTATGCGGCATTTCAGGTATAATGCAGAATATATTGCACCAGATAGTGAGAACACACTGATTAAACCATATGTGATAAATAATCTTTTGAAGAAATATAAAAATGTCATAACTTTATTTGATAATGATAAAGCAGGACATAAAGCTCTTACAAAGTATGAGTGTGTATATAATCTTAAAGGGATTGTTCCTTCACTAAGTAAAGATATTTCTGACTCAGTTAAAGAACATGGTTTCAAAGAAACTCATGAATCACTAAGTCCTGATCTTAAAACTATATTAGAATGAAATGGTTTATACCTGGTAATGTACCAAGCTCAAAGAACGGAAGAAGATGGACAGGGAAATACTTCATTGCAAGTAAAGCAACTGTCAACTATAGAAAAGCTACAAGAGAGATCTATAGAAAGCTTAGAAAATCTTTTAGAAAAGAATTTGATAAGTATGAGCTTCCAGTTAAAGTAACATTTGAGTTTCATAGAGGTACAAGACATAAGTTTGTTCAAATTAATCCTGCACAAACTATACAGGATGAAATGGTTGTTCACAAGTGGATTGATGATGATAATGCTGACACAATAACTCCAGCTTTTGATCCTTATAATTATAATAAGGAAAAACCTGGTGTCACTATTAAAATAAACGCAAATGATAACACTAAGAAAACTAACACTAAAAGAGCATCTGACTCTAATGAAGCTAAAGGATCAAGGCTGTCATAAAATAAACGTTGAATTTTCAGGAAGTTGTGATAGTGGAGCAATAGATGATGTAAGCTACTATGACTATAACGGAACACTTTTACGTGTTTCACGTGATAATGAATTGGATGATATATTCTATGAAATGATTGATCATAAAACATCTGGTACTGGAGATTGGGTAAATAATGATGGAGGTTACGGAACTATGGAGATCAATCTAGAAACTGAATTATATGATGTCAGTGTACATTTTTATGTAACTGAAAATTATGAGTTTGATGGCTCTAAAATATACTCCTAATGTCACATCCTAGGTTACACGCAAAATCCTCAGTTAGAAAATGGGGAGGTCAAGAGAAAGACTATATGCGTATTCACAATTGGTTTGATGAAACAAAAGCATGGGTGAGTCACTCAGAGCATAGAGTGTTTAGACATCATGGTGAAGGAATTTTTGAATGTGAAAGAGTATTTGGAGAAGCTTTTACTAATTCTGATGGAAAAACAGTATACACAAGATATGTTGGAGAACAACATGTGAAAGAGGATTGTAATAATTATATACCCTCTGCAAAAGAATGGTTAGTTGCACTCAGGGCCAAAAAGAAACCTGAGTGGATGTTAAAAACACTAAAAATTAATGACTGAAATGGGACAGACACAAGAAAAATTAAAATTAACAAAGAAAAGTTTTTATGAGTTGAAAAAAATGCTAGAAGGATCTGCAGAAGATTTTGAAATAGCATTGGAAAATATATCCAATATGGATATGAGTAGTATATCAATTCTTTTGCTTGGAAAATCTCTTATGTATGGTAAGAGAAATGAATTTATGCTGAAGTTTGAACCTTCTATTAAATTAGTTTTCCAAAGTTCTCAAGAGAAAGATTTATTATCACCCTATAATATGGCGTGGGATAATCTTTTCAAAGTTTTAAAAAACAATCCATATTTAACAGATCTTGATAAGGATCTGGTTGAGTCAGAGTTGTCTACATTAGTAGGAGAAACACTAGTCTCATTAGATTATGATTTTATTAAGAACCTTAAATTTGATTTAAAATGGTAGATGTAAGTGAAAAAGTATCAAAAGCCTCCAAGAATTTAATTCTAACGGAAGCTTTCTATGGCCTATTTCTAATAGGTTTAAATAAAAGGTATAGGGAAGACATACCAACTGCAGGTGTTAGTAAGCACGGCATTGGTGTACAGTTATCAATTAATCCAGAATTTTTTTTGTCTTTAAATGATGATCAGAGAATTGGATTATTAAAACATGAGCTTCTTCATATTTCATTTGGTCATTTAATACTTAGAGATAGTTATAGTGATCATAAGCTGTTTAACATAGCAGCTGATTTGGAAATAAATCAATATATAGGCTCAAAATATCTTCCAGAGGGAGGTCTTACCTTAAATTCTTTTCCTGAATTAACTCTTAAAGAAAGAGCAGGAACAAAATATTATTATGATGAGTTAAAAAAAGCTCAGGAGGATAATTCATGTCCTTCTCTAGATGCTATACTAAGTGGTGCTTCTGATGATAGTAATTATGATGACCATGTAACGTGGGATGAATTTGATGAGTTAACAGAGGCTGAAAAGAAACTTATTAAAAAACAAGTTGAGCATCAGCTAAAGGAAACTGCAGAAACCACTGAGAAAAGAAGAGGTCACATTCCAGGTGAGCTTTCAGATCTTATTAGTAGACTAAGAGTTGTTGAGCCACCTAAATTTGATTGGAGAGGTTATTTGAGAAGGTTTGTTGGAAATTCTAGTATTGTATATACCAAGAAGATGCGTAGAAAGTACAACAAAAGATATCAGGAAAATCCTGGATTAAAAATCAAATTTAAAAATCACATCCTTGTGGGTGTAGATACTTCTGGTTCAGTTTCAAAGAGTGAACTAGAAGAGTTTTGGTGTGAATTAACTCATATGCATAAGACAGGTCATAAGATCACTGTAGCACAATGTGATGCAGGTCTTGCAGATGTTAGTGAATTTAATCCAAAAAAAGATTGGGAAATACACGGTAGAGGTGGTACTTCATTTCAACCAGTTGTAGATCATTTTAATGATAGCAGAAGTGCATATACTGCACTAATATATTTCACGGATGGTGAAGCACCATCTCCTCAAAAATGTCCAAAGAATACTTTATGGTGTTTGAGTTCATGTTCAGGAGATAATGATGACTTACCAGGTTTAGTAATTAAATTAAATTAATAGAAAAGAAGAAAATATGGCACAAGTAAATTTAAACATTGATGAGTTAAAAGGTTTTGTAAATCACATTATTAATAATAATAGATTTTTACAAGAACAGTCTAAGCCACCCGTGGCAATAGAAGTAGTAGGTGAGTCAGGTATAGGTAAAACTTCAGCAGTTGTAGAACTGGCTGAAGAAAACAAATTGAATTTTGTTAAATTAAATTTAGCACAAATTGAGGAGTTAGGAGATCTTGTTGGATTTCCTGTTAGACAATTTCAAATGTGGAAAGAAAAGAAGGTCCCTAAAAAAATAGATGACCTTAACTATACAGCAGCCCAACGGGCTTCTGCATCAGCAGATCTTGCTAAAATGGATGAGTCAAATACAATAACCAAGAAAGTTGGTTTATGGGTTGATGAACTAGCAGTGCAGGAGTATCTAAAGAATGGTTATAAGATGACTGGTAAAAACAGAATGTCTTATTGTGCACCAGAATGGATAGCTGACAAAAAGAATGGAGGAATCCTTCTTTTAGATGACTGGAACAGAGCAGATGTTAGGTTCATCCAGGCAGTAATGGAGTTGATTGACAGACAAACTTATATTTCATGGTCCCTTCCAAAGGATTGGCATATAATTTTGACTGCAAATCCAGACAATGGAGATTACATGGTAAATTCTGTTGACTCAGCACAAAAAACCAGATATATCACAGCAAACTTAAAGTTTAATGTGGATGTATGGGCACGTTGGGCAGAAGAAGCAGGTATAGATACTAGATGTATTAACTTTCTATTGTTAAATCCTGAGCTAGTAACCCAGGAAACAAATGCAAGATCCATCACAACGTTCTTTAATTCTATTTCTAGTTTTGAAGATTTTGAAAAAGAACTGAGTATGATCCAATTAATTGGTGAAGGTTCTGTTGGAGATGCATTTGCTTCTATGTTTACTACATTTATTAATAACAAACTGGATAAACTGGTAACACCTAAAGATTTATTAACTCATGATAATGAGCAATATATTCTTGGGGAATTAAAAGGTTGCATTGGTGAGGGAGATGCTTACCGTGCAGACATTGCTTCAACTTTGGCAACAAGGTTAGCAAACTTTGCAGTTGTTTATTCTAAAGAAAATACAATAAACCAGAAGATAACAGACAGATTGATTGCTTTGTGCACCAAGAAGTATTTTACTGATGATTTAAAGTATTTAGTTGTTAGAACAATTTTTAATGGAAACAAGCAGAAGTTTAATAAACTGATGATGAATCCTGAAATTATTAAAATGACAATAAAATAATGGCAAATAAAAGTATATATCAAGAGTATAATCAAGATGCTCTAGATCACTTTGGATTAGATGAACATACCTCAGATTATGGGGTATGTTCTAATAGTTCAGGTGTTATAGAGACTATAAAATGCACAGAGGATGTAACAAGTTTTGAAAATATAAAAAATATATTAGAAACTGAAACCATTAAATCTATAACTACAGAAAAAAGAGCATTTATAATACCAAAGTGTCCTATTTCTGGAGACAGAATTAAAGCTGCATTAAAAGAAGCAGGTGTTGTAGTAACTAATGATTTCACGGCAGCTGATCTTGTGGTAACACACCACAATGTAGAAAAATACTATAGAAATGGTGATAATATTCAGTCAACAATTTTAATGGGAAAGCTTTGGAATTATGATGTATTCAAAGATTGTAGATATATGACAAGTGGTCGTGAATATGTAGCTGAAACAGATAATGGAATCATTTATGATGATAAAGTTAGTGAATTTTTTAATAGTTACAACATAGATATCCATGAAACAATGTATGAGAGTTGGATGATCAGTGGATTAGCTGTTAATCTTGCACATAGAATTGACACAGAAGGATTAAGTGTAATGGAGGCTGATAGTGTATTAAATTCCTCAGCAACCAAGACAGTGTTAACTGAAGACATGGTTGAGCTATTGACAACCCAAATAAATTCCTATAATGATGAGGACCAACAGCTAGGTGCTAAAATTCTTCCAACAATTGATTATACACAAAATTATCATTTGTTATGGGATTTGGCACAAAAGATTAATGGCAGTTTGTATAAGTTCAATAGAAATAAGGATGTTAAATATTGGGAAAAGGTTTCTAATATAGCTGATCATGCATATAGGAGTGCTGAAGATATGATATTATGGTTAGAAGATAATGAACTTCTTACTATTGATAGTTTTAGATATCTAGAACCTATTGTTAGAAAAGAGATTCAGATTCATAATAGAAATCTTTATGTTTTTAAGGTTCAAGTTAAACCAGAATACCGTAAATTTTTAAAAAGAGAAACAAATGGAGTTACAAAAGAAAATTAATGATAATCTTAAAAATAAGAAGGAAGTAATTGAGCTATACGTTAGACCAAAACATACCAACAGTATAAATGTAGAGCAGTTTAGCTGGACCCATAAAGGGATATTAGTTATGGAAGCTGCTAACTATTATGCTGACGGTGATTTAATTCAATTACTTAGAGATAGCATACTATCTTATGAGGATTTAGGTAATAAAATTACAGGTAAATCACTATATAGATATCCAAAATTATCTCTTCCTAGAGAAAAGTTAAATGTGGTAAATGAAAAGTATGATTCAAAAGTTATAAGAGATTATGACAGTGCAGACTATTTGATAGTTTCTGAAAAGTACTTTACATCATCAGTTGATAACAGTTGGAACTCAGTTGGTTTCAATAGTAGTCATGAACTACTTATTAAATTGGAAAAGGGAAAAGAATTTTTTGATCCTGATTACTATAATGAAGTTGTTGATTTTGTATCACAGGATGTTAATCGTGTATACATCATTAACAGTGGTTATTATTATGGTAATAATTCTAATCAATATAGTGACCATGAAAACAGAGTTGCTGATTGGTTGAAGAGTTTTAATGATCTTAAAAGTGGTGATGGATATACTCATTTTATTAAGCCAGCAGAGGAAAAAAGATATATGTATTTGTGTAAAAACATGCATAGAGTTATTCTTGATAATGATTTGACTTCATTAGCTACAGAAGATTCTGTTCCTTTAGATAGGAATTCTTATATCCAAATTACTAAAATGTTGAAATCTGATGATGAAGACAACAGGGCTGTTGCATTAGAAATAATGGCTAATTGTCAAACTGATGAGTCTCATACTTATTTAGCATTGTTATTTGCATTTCAACATGAGTATATGAGATACCATAAGAATTGGAATCACGTTAATTTCAAAGCTTTAAGACAAAAATTTGATGAGTATATTAGATCATCTGAATGGACCAGAGGTTATTCATATGATTATTTAGTAAAAACACTATCTAGAAATAATGCTTTAACAGAGTATGCAATGCGTATTATTGCAAAATCAATGTTTGAACAGGTATTATCAAGTACATTTGGTATAACTGGTAATAGTGTTTTTGAAATAGATGAGTCAGTACTTACTCTTAGAGAGGAATGGTTATCAAAGGTAAATGGTGCCAGAGTCTTTGAAGTTGTTGAGGAGGATTTACCATTCTAATTGACACATAGGGTATTAACAGGCTGTGGAGATATGGAGGAAACACTCATTTATATGGAGCTGTTTCTAAACCAGAGGAACTAGACCTTAACTTCTGGGTGGCTAATGTCTCCTACTCATTCCCAGAAGGTGTGTAAATTTTGAACGGAGTTGCCATAGTTGAAACCTTGGATGCCACCACATCCTTGGTTTCCTCCGTTCTTTTTTATTAACTATTAAACAAAAGTAAATGGCTAAAAAGGATAAAAAGTATAAAATGAAAAACAAAGACTGGACAGATGAAGAGATCAAACAATACTTGACTGAATTTCTTCATGGCTTTGATATACAATCAATAGCAGCTGGACCAGGTTCTACAAATAAAGTAAGAGAAGAAAAAGGTTTAGATCCTAAAGAATACTTAAGACAGCATCATAGTGTAGATGAAAAACTTAAGCAATATATGAGGGACACTTTAAATAGTAATTTAGTAATGAATGCTCATAGTTGGGGAAATCTTTTCTTTATAATGGGTGTTAGTCATATTACTTCAATGTCTTTTCTGAGAGGACTTCCCAATGGTGTTAAAGCAATTCAACAATCTTTAAACAACATGCATGGTGTATTTAGAAATATTGCTGCTACATGTATTGAGGATTTAGTTAGTTCACCAGATCAGGCAGTTATAGATGCAGATGAAAATCTATATACACATTTAACTGATCAAATGATGAGAATTCTAACTAATGAAGACTTCATAATGAATACAACAAAAGATGGAGGCACTATTGAAAGTATGGAAGAGTTTGTTAGATCATATGCAGATAGAAATTATGTTAAAGAAATAGAAAAAAATGAAAATTGATAAAGTAAAAGAGAATGAATTTTATTCTAAGCCATTCAGCTTTAGTTTTAGTTCATTAAATAGATTATTGTTTTCTCCAAGTATATTTTACAAGGAGTATATACTTAAGGAAAGGGAAATTAAGACTGACTCATTCCTTGTAGAGGGTAAGTTAGTTCATTGTCTCATATTTCAACCAGAAAAATTTGATGAATTCTTTTCTGTTGTTCCTGGAAAGGTTCCTTCTGCTAATATCAAAAAGGTTTTGAAGAGTGTAACTTTGCACACGGATGTTCCTGTTTTAGCTGAGGTAGAGGATTTTATAATTCTTGACTCTTTAAAAGAGCAGGACCTATATCAAAGTCTTAAGACTGATGAATCCAGGGTAGCTAAAGTAAAGACTGATGATGCTGAAGAGTATTATAAATTTATGTGCACTACAGGTAAGGATATTATTGATAATGATATGCTTGCAAGGTGTAAAGATAAGGCTCAAATTATTAAAGACAATGAGGATATCATGTTGTTGTTTGATAAAGGCAGAACTGATTTTGAGTTAGATACTTTGGAGGTTTATAAAGAACAACCTTTGGAGTGTAAACTTGAAGCTCATTCATTTGGATTAAAAGGTATTGTAGATTACTATGATATTGATCATGAAAAAAGAGAAATAAACATAGTAGATTTAAAAACCAGTGGAAAGTCTTTAGTTGACTTTAGAGAGACTGTAGACTACTATAATCTATGGTTACAGTGTGCTATTTATTGTAAATTAGTTCTTGCTTCACATGAAGGTATTGAAGATTATAAGATTTTCTTTACCTTTGTGGTAATAGACAAGTATAACCAAGTCTTTCCTTTTCCCGTATCACAACAAACGTTGATGGATTGGGCTCATGCTACATCACTTGTTCTAGTAGAAGCACAGTGGCATTATCAGGAAAGAAATTATACATTGCCTTGGCAATTTTTAAATGATAAGATAGTCTTATAAAATGAAACAGATATATGCAGAATATTTCCAAAAGAGTAAGGTGTTTTTATACCCTTTACTGGAGATAAAGAAAGGGGTGCAATATGTTCCCATTGAAACGTATATATCTTGGAATGGTGAATTCAATAACAAATTTTATTGTTTATATCATGCAGAAGACAATGAGAGGTATAGAAAGTTTGAACTAGACTTTCTAACTTCTCATAAGTTATTTGAAGATTATTTTAAACTTGAAGATGATGTACACTTATATGTTTATGACTATAGTAAGTTTAAACATGATCTTGATATGTTTAAAATAGGTAAATACTCAAAGTTTACACTTAAAACAAAACAAAAGATTTCAGATTTCTTTGGTGATGTAGGAGCTATTGCTGATTATATTCAGAGCTACATTAATCCAGAGTCCTATCATGAGACTTATGCTGAACATTTAGGTGTTGCTTTGGATACTATTGAAAAGGTTTATGAATTGTGTAGTAAACCTGATTTAGAGAAAGAGGATTTGAAAATAAGTGCTACTGAGTTAGATTTATTTAAAAATAATTCCCTATCTTTGTCAACTAACAAACCAAAATAATATATTGATGGCAGAAAATATTGGTCAAAACATGCTCCTCATAACAAGTGCGTTTAGAGGAATGAAATCATTTAACTTAATACCAGCAGCTAACAACTGTCCATTTGTGGAGTGTCTTTTTGATCCTTCATCAAGGACATTAGTGGTAATTACCAAAACTTGTAAAGGATCATATCACATGGTTCCTAAACTAGATGATAATGGTGATCCAGTACGTCTAAAGGTAGCAAGAAGAGAAAATGGCAAAACATTTAAAGAGGAACGTAGAATGGTAGATACCTATTCTGAGTTCTATATTTCTGAAGAAAAAGAAATCTTTGATTTTCTTAATGCATTTGCAATAAATGCTAAGTCTTTTAAGTACAAAGAGTATTTTAAAGAACCAAAAGAAGAAAAACCAGCATCAAAGATTATAACACCAGCAACTGCAGGTTAGTAGTCATTATTGACTAGATTATTTATGTAAAAGAGGATGCATTAATTTGTATCCTCTTTTTTTTATACAATGCTTATGAAACCAGTAATGGATATATACACCCGTCAAAACTTTGAATCAATGAAGCTAGCAGGAGAAATCCTAAACATTCCTGCTTCAAAGATTAAAGAAAGTGCTGATAGAAATAAACCAGTAATAGGAAAAGACAAGAAAACATATTTATTTGTATACTCTTCTATTACTGAAACACGTATTTTTAAAGTAAGAAAATTTACTTTTGGTAAATACAAAGGTCAGCTTATAAATGAATGTGAGGATTTACCATATCTAAAGTGGTATATAAAATTACCTCAGTTAAATGCATATTTTAAAGATGCAATTAGGAATAGAATTGATGAAATTAAGAATGTAGAAGCATGAATCATTATGTAATGGACTATGAAACATTAGTTAATTGTTTTGTAGCTGTATTTAAGCACTATAAGTCTGAAGAGACAAAAGTGTTTGTAGTACATGAGCTTAGAAATGATTACAATGAATTCACACAGTTCCTAAAACACAACATTGATAATAGAGAGTGGCACATATCATACAATGGCTTAGCTTTTGATGCTCAGGTCACTCATTATATAATTAAGAATCATGAAATACTAAAAAATTTAAGTCCACAACTTATTGCTCATGACATTTATAATTATGCACAAAAGTGTATTA